GGTGGTTTTATGAGGTCTATAAAACTTGTCTTTAACTTGCAGTAAAATATTACTTGCTATAGTATTAAGTTCGGAACTACTCTTGCCAAATAATAAATAATTACCAGTTATTACGTACCCGTTTCCGATATCACCTGCCGTAGCTCCGATATCGTCGTTATCTTGCCTTATTGTAATGGAAGTGATAGGTTCTGTTGTATATTCTTCGTAATCTATTTTTCTATAACCTGCAGCAATTACTTCTCCTGGTTCACTTGGAAATAAATCTTCACTTGGATATAAGTCCTCGGAAGGGTACAAACCCAATCCAGACAATTGAATAACTTTAAACTTGTTATCTCTCGTTATATGACCAAATCCGGCGTTTATTTCGCATAACCTGCGCAATACATCCCTTGCGACTAATTGGCTTGGATTTATAGTTTTTGGTATCATTACGGTATCATTTGTAATGTCTTGATCAATGTATGCTATGCCTAAATGAGTAAGCAAAGATTGTCTCATGTTTTTAACGGATATAGGGAATGTTAATCCATTATACCAAGTCGATACATCAACATCCGTATTCTTCATGTAGTCATAAGCGGTAATCTCTTTAAACCTTTTATCGGATTGCTTTTCTGTAGATTTGACAATGTATGTACCTAATGGCATTGTATGCGATTCTACAGTCTGCAATACAGTAAATTCCAGTCCGTTAATGTCTTGCATTATATCTGCAACCATGATTTTAAATTGTGAAGATTCGCATGATCCTAAAGTTAAATCAGTCTCCGAGCATAAACTCTCGGTAATTGATAAGCTTCCGCTAACTATTCTATCATTCTCTATCATCAAATCGATTGACGGGAAATAAAGTGAGACTGATTTATGTACATTATCTTGCTTATATAGTTCTTTTAATTCTTCTGCAATATCTAACATATAATCACCCCTTAATATTCTATCAAAGCTATTCTTACAGGGTTATAATATATATCCGTATTATTAGCTGTTCTAATTGTAAAATCTAAGTCTGGAACATAGAATGTACCTGTTTTGTAAACTCCTGTTTTAGGGTTCCAATACCTCACACTCATTGAAATAGTATTAGGCATATAAGATAAAATCGCGCGTACTTGCGATTCATTAAGAGGTGGTGTATTAAACTCCATCTTGCTCCTTGTATGTGGCAAGGTGTTTCTGTGCAATTTCCCATTGCCATCAATATAATCATCTTCGTCTTGTACTTGATCTGGTGTTATTTTATAGCTCTCTATTGCAATGAAATAACTTGGAAGAACTAAACCATTAAGTTCAACCAAGTGTCCCTCGAATGCCATGGTTAGTCCCTCCTTTAGAATGCTGTGTTTCCAGTTGAATCGGTGTAAGCTAAAGCCTTTTTTCGGATTGCTTGAAATGCGTTTTCTGAGTCCATAACTGCTTTAATATCTGTATCATTCAACGCCCTTCTGAAAGCTGAGTAAAGAACGTTTTCATTTATTACACTTAGTAATGCATTGGTAATACCGTCAGTGATTTGATTTTGATTAGCTACGGCGCTTTTTCCACCCATGGTTCCAACAAGCTCTGGTCCTGCTTCGTTGGCCACGAATAATTCGCCCATGTTCGGGAACCCACCACCTGCATACCAGTTAACATCAAATTTCGGTACGCTGATATCTTTACCAAAAATAGATTTAGTTGTTGACCCTATTGAAATATCTAATTTAGGAATGCTTATAGCCTTTAAACCATCAATGAAGCTTTCAATTAAGTTCTTACCAACATCTTTTAAACTACCAATTCCAGATGCAATTTTACTAGGAAGGTCGGATAACCATGTTTTAAAATCAGTCCATGTATTAGTCCAACCGCTTTTAATTCCACCGATTATATCACTGCCTTTTGATAAGAATTTATCTTTTATATTGCCAAATCCAGTTAGAATGCTCGAAGGTTTTCCAGATAACCATGTATTAAAAGCGTTTACTCCATTGTCCCATCCATTCTTAATTCCGCTTATTATATCACTGCCCTTGGTTAAGAATTTAGTCTTAATATCACCAAATTTTTCTACCACTTTGCCAGGTAATCCACTTATAAAAGTTGTGAATGCCGTCCATGCGTCTTCAATTCCTTGCTTAATTCCTGCTACTAAGTTACCGCCGATTTCTGCAAATACAGTAGAGGGAGAGTGAATGCCAAATAATTTTTTAACAGCATCAGTAATCGGTTGAAATAAATCTGCAATAGGTTCTGCAAGTGCTGTAATTGCTGTTGCAATTCCGTTTTCTAACCCATCTACTAGGTTTTTACCAATATCTTCACCTGCAAATACTTTTTTAAAGTTCTCTAACGTACCTTTAAATAGCTTTTTGGTCTCATTAAAATTAAAGACAGAGCTAATTGCTTTATTGAATCCTTTTTTGATATTTTCCCATATCTCATCAAATCCAAATTCATTTACAGCTCCTGCTATACCTCCGGCTAACGCTCCAATTAATGCTCCTGGTACTCCACCGAATGTTGCTCCGATTAAGGCTCCAAATCCTGCATTGGTAAACGTAAATATAATTTTTTTCCAAGTAGGCCCGAACTTTTCTTCTAACTTTGTATCTATCCAATCATTCAAATCTCCAACCGCATCACCTAGCATGATAGATAGTGAAAATGCATTTACTGAACTAAATAATTTTAATCCACCCGATAACCCCTTTAATCCCGATGCAATTTCGGTTAATATTTTCCCAGTACCTGCAAGTCCTTTAAATAATCCAAGCGCCAACACGAATTTACCAAGATTTTCTCCTAGTTTTTTAGTTTCTGCGGGATCCATTTCGTTCATTGCATCTGCTAACTTATCTAAGCCTGTTGCTATGCCACTAATCATTCCTGCTATAAGAGGACTTAAATTTTTGGTCAAATCTTTGAAGAATTGCACTAACCCTTTTCCAACATTAATAGCAAATGGTCCTAAAGCTTTATTAAACTTATCAAATGATTCCGTTAACTTCTTCCAGTCAATTTTATTTATTAAATCTGTGATAGAATCGAATAAGGTAGGCAACCCCTCGCCAACAACCCATTTACCTAATGGCAACAAAACATTATCGTAAAAGCTTTTCAACCCATTCTTAGCAAAGTTGAAAGGTTTTTCTAACGCTGTTTTTAATCTTCCTAACGCATCAAGTGTAGGCTGTACTGCTTGTTTTAATTTATCAAGTGATCCTATTACACTATCATCTACAACATTTGTCTTTGTGGTAGTTGTGGTTCCTCCTCCACCTGTTGCGCCCGTTCCAGAACCGGAAGCACTTGCGCTTGACCTATTGTTTAATTCATCGAACGGCGCAACAGCTTTCTGTGCTTTCTTTCCTGCTGCTTCGGCTGCGTCTCCAATTCCTGTTATTGCGTTCGCCTGGTCATCTAAACCAGATGCTGTATTGGTTATATTGGTTTGAGTGGATTTGCCAAATAATGCTTGCGTGAATGCTGCAAAGTGAGCTGTTATACTTTCTATCTTGCTAGCTAATGAGGTTAAAGCCGGAAGAATAACATTGTAAATTGGTAGAAATGCTTGACCTAGATTAAGTTGGATATTTTTTAAGGTAGCCACAAACATTAACTGTTTAGTAGCTGTGGTTCCCGCCAGACTATCACCGTATTTCTGATTAGCCTGTTCAAGTATTGCCATGAGTCTGATTTGCTGTTGGGTCTGGAAGTCTAGCTGTTGCCAACTCTTGCCGTTAGCAAACTTCTTGAACGCATTGGTAGATTGAATCATTGCCACATTTACGTTAATGCCCAAATCCTCAATTGATTCTGTATTACCAAGGAGACCACTTCTAATTCTATCCATTGTATCTTCCATGGTTCTACCAGTTGCAGAAGCTACTATAGCAGAAGCTTTTATTAAGTCGGTTGTATTTTTAGTTGTTTCTGCCGTATCTTTAGAAAATCCGCTAAGTAAATTACTAAACACCGCTCCGTATTTAAATGCTTCTGTACGTGCTATTCCGTAGGCTTTAGATTGTGTTTCAGCCCATTTATTAAATTCCGTGCTATTTGCACCCATTGTTCGGCTTATGTTGCTTACAGAGCTTTCTACCGACATTGCTGCTTGCGTACTGTCTTTAATAAGTTTGCCAATCGCCAATCCACCTAGCGCTGTGGCAACTAGTTTCATGGAACTACCAATCGTCTTCTGAAATTTACCGAATTGGGATTGTGTTTGCGTTAATGCTTTATTTATGTTGCTAAAATCAGCACCACCACGGACTATAAAATTACTCTGTGCCATCTTTGTTCACCACCCCTCCGAACATAGCGTTAAGCGTTTTAATTTGAGTAAGCATTTGTTCATCCGTCATTTTTTCTTTTTTCTTTTTTTGATTAAGTAATTCTTCTAACTTAGGGATGTTTTTAGCTGTTACTAATTTCGCCGTTAGCCATGCCTGACTAATCGCCATATTATAGCTGTTTTCATATTCGTTCTCCTTGCGTTTTTGGTAGCCTTTAATACTGAATTGTAGTTCAAGCGGTGTTGAATCCCAAAAGTCATTTATACTTATTCCAATAAAGGCAGCGACTTCAAGTGCTTTTAAAACACTAAAATCTCCCTCGCCACCTTCTATACGTTTTTTTCGTCCGATTTTTCTCCTGTCGTTCCAAACGCTTCATTTAATGCGTGTCCTGCTTCTTGTAAAACAGCAGATATACTTGAATAATCATCAATGATATCCATTACCTTTTCTGGTGTTAATTCCTTGTCTTCGTGCTGTAATCCTGCCCATATCAGAATGGCTGATTCTTCCATTGTGATTTCATCGAAATTAACTTTCGAAATTGGTTTCTTTAACTTTTTCTCAACTAAGCTAATAGCTCTCATTCCATATCTAAAATTCCTTGATTTATCTAATTGAATTGGATAATAACTCATTTATTTTTCCTCCATAATAAAAGGGATAGGCTTTTCACCCATCCCTAATTGATTGATTAAGATACTTTTACAACTACTACTTCATACATTTTCTGTGTCTTGCCGTCTTCATTAGCCAACACAGTAAGCTTCTTCGAACCAATTGACATTGGAATTGAAACTGATGGTGATCCGCTTGTTAAGTCTTGTAAGTACTCTCCATTTACGAATAATTTAAGTGTTTGTCCTGCTGCTGTAGCTGTGACTGTTACGGAAGTTGCTGTTACTCCACTAAATGCGTATAAATATGTACCATTAGCAAAAGTAGGAGTTAAAGCTCCACCTGTGCCAGTTAAGGCTAATCCTGTTAGACCAGAGCTTAAACTTAGACCAAGTGTAGGTTTACCGCTTACTTTAATTTTTACTTCGAAACTTACCATATCTTCCAATTCGGCGCCAGTTGAGAAGCCAGTTACAACTCCATTGAAACTCCAAGATGCACCCATTGCAGAAGGGAATAATATTGAAAAAGGTATTGCTCCACCTGCTTCAAAGGCATTGTAAAGTGCCACTTGTCCAGTTGTATCGCTAGGCTCAAAGAATCCAGACGCTGTTACTTCTCCGCCATCTTTAAACCCTCCTTGGAATTCTCTATATCCTCCTGTGCTTTGTAATGTTGTCTTGTCGATTGTATCCGCAGTAAGCGCTATACCATTAACCGAAGTTAATCCGGCAATTGATGCAGCGTTAATTAATAATTTGGTTCCTAATGCTCTTTCTGCCATTAAAATACCACCTTTCTAAACATAAATTGTAAAATCGATTATTCCACGGTTAACCTTTAATTCAGATTCCCATGTTTCATCAATATTGTTTATAGTTATATCTTCTACATAAATACTGCCATCACTTCCTATATTGGTTAAAGGCAATGACAGCAGTAATTGTTCTACTTTGTCTCTTAAATTGTGCATGTCGGCATATTTAGTAGCCATTACACTGTACATATAACTTATTGCCTGTTTATTTGTGTATCCTTCAAGCGTTTTAATTCTTATTGAATTAATCCTAGCGTAAACCAAATAAGGCTTTAAAACTCCTTCTGGTGCGTTTGTAGGGTATATGGAATTTAAAAGCTCTGGTATTTGGTTTTCTAGTTCATATCTAAGCGCTTTTTCCATTTATACTCCCTTGTCACTATCGTCTACAAGCCATAATTTTAGTTCTTCATCTTCAGTTAATTTATTGAACCACTGATTTCTAAAATTAGGAACCACATATTCTCTGCTTGTATCACCATGTAAAAAGGTATCTTTATTAACCAATCTACCATTAGCAAGTCGCGGTACTTTTGGCAACTCATAATCTGGCTTTATTTCAATGGTTCCACCTACTAAAGTTATATCATTCTTCATTACCTCAACCCCGCTTTCCTAAGCTCTGCATCCATTTTAGTTTTCATAGTATCAACCATAACTTGACTTGCTCTTTGATAGTTATTTCTTAGACTTCCATGTATAAATCTAAAACCAGGTATATACCTACCGTTTTTGGTAAAGTATCCGTATTCTTGACTGACAGGATAATAAGCCACAACTCTACCGTTTTCATCTTTTCTCTGGAATATATCGTTCATTTTTCTATCAAATACTACTCTAAAGACTTTCTTGCCCTTTGTCTTGGCTCGCTCACCTGCTAATATAATACCTTTTTTTAAGTCACCAGTATCATGTGGTGCGTTTGATCTAGCATCCCTTAAAACTATGTTCATACCTTTTCTTGCGCTTGCTGTAACGTGCTTTTGTGGGACTTTTCCGAGCTTATTTAAATCTGACCTAAGTTTATCCATGCCTTGTATTTTAAAACTTGCTTTTGCCATTATTTCACCAACTTGCAGTAGCATAACAATTCTCTGTTTAGAGATTTTACATTGATAGCAGATAATATTTCATAAATCTCGTTTTCGTGTTGTATTCTCATAGTATTTTCAATTCCAGGGATATACCTTGTATTGAATTTAACATCTACCTTAGTATCATTCGTTAAACCAGAGAAGAACTCGTTTCCTAAAATAGGATCCTTGCTAGACCACATTCCTTCTTCGAATATTTCCCAATTATTCAGAGGTTCACCATAATCATCTTGCCCATGGACTTTTTTAAGAAAGTCTATTTTGTTCCTTCTATCAATGTTCATGTTATCACCTCGCGATATTCAAAGGACGACATTAAATCCTTTTTTAGTTTTATGTACTCTTCTGAAAATCTTTCTGCTGTTTTTGGGTCCTCATATGAAAAATGAGCTTTGCAATATAGGTTAATAGCTCTTATTATTAATTTATCTGGTGTATCTATTAATGATTGTTTAACTCCTGCCAACTTTAAATCTAAATTCGCAGCATCAATCAAATCCTGTATTTCAGTGTTAGATTGATTACCACTTTCTCTTAGCACGTCTTTTACATTATCAATCAACGCCATAAAATCCCCTTAAACTACTAAGTAAACATCAACAACTTTACCACTTAATGCTGTGTTGAGGTCAATAGTATTACTTTCTAATGTTGTACCAGAAACAGTCACTGTTGGTGCAGTTCCTTCTTTTACATTATCAACAAATGCAAACAACACTGTATTATGTGGCAATAAATAAGGCAATCCAATTTTTTCATTAAAACCAATTGAAATTGTATCACTTGCTTGCGTTCTTACAGGTACCACAATCTGGTTCACTGTTTTAAAAGCTTTATTTCCCTCTACTGCACTCGCACCATTGGCAACTATAGTTTCGGTGATAACATCCCCATTATAGTTAGTACCTGTTATAACTACATTTCCTGTAATTCCCGCTGCATTACCTTTAATTCTTAATGCTCTTGGAACTGCCGGATTAGTAATTGCTGTCGTTACCGTAGTAGTACCACTTGTTGGTAAAGTGATAGCTGCATGCACTGCTGTGTCACTAGCTACGACCGCATCTGCGGCCGCAACTTGATAATGTGCTATAAATCCCCTGTCACAACTAATATCTATTGCATCAGTGGTAATTGTTTGTCCAAAATAATGTTTGTAAGGTGTCATATTCTCCTCCTTATGCTGACTTGGTAACTGTTACTAAGGAACCTTTATCGACTACTTTGCCGTCATCTGACATAACAGCTTTAGTAAGCATATCTTCTGTATCCCAATCTTGTTTTCGCTGAATTCCCATGTCATATACAGTGTTATGTACATAATCAGAGAAATTAAAAATGAATGCAAAAATAGTTCCTGCTGCCAACCCAGAACTAAAACTTGGCATATAACTACCTGCGGTCACTACAGTTCTTCCCAACAATGTTCTTTCTGGTTTACCGCCTATTCCATAGTTAATACGAGCGATAGGCTGTCCATCCGCATCGGTCATACTTATAAATCCCATAAATGTTTTCTTTGACATGCACCATACGGCTCCACCTTCGTATTCCTCTGGTATTGCTGCTTCAATTTCAACTAGTTTTTCATAAGTAAGTGTTTTTGCTGTTAATGCTTGCCCTGTATTAGGAGTTTCTGCAAGGATCCCTCTGCAACCAGTGGTTCCATCGTTTGTGGAAATAATTTCGCCTTCAACCTTTTTAATCATAGCCTCTGATACTTGACGTACAAATGCAGATTCAAATAAAGGCAATGTCATTTCATTAACTTCCATACTCCAAGAAATTTCACAACGTAATTTAAATTTAGAAAACGAAATGTAACTAGTTGTTTTCTTTTGTCTATCAGAACTAGCCCCTTCTGCAACACGAGTAGCTACAGGTTTTACTGTTGATGTAGGGATATTAATACCAGTCTTATAATTGGTCTGTGTTACTAAAGGATAGATCATGCCTATTTTTTCGAGTGTTTCCACTAATCTTGGAATAATAGTTGTAGGAATAACACTTGATACATCCCCTGTAGTTGTACTTTCATCAACATTAGAAAACTTAGCAGGAATGCTTTTACCATTTGCAATAAAGTTAGCAAAGGCAATTCTATACTCTGTAGTCGAATATTTATCTTCTGGTGTTGATTGATTGGTTGAACTTGCAAATGTAGCAATTACTCCATTTTGAATACCGGTGTTATTAGTTACTCCCGTACCTGCTAATGCCCTTAAATTTGCTTGTTCTTTTGCAATGTTTTCGAATTGAATATCTAGTGTTTTTATTTCTTCTTGCTTTGCCTGGGAATCCGTGATTTTTCCTTCGTTTAAAAGTGTTTCTGCTGCATCCAATAATACTTTTCTTTGTGCTAAATATTGTTCTTTATTCATGGTTTAGTGCCCCTTTCAATTTTAAAAGATTTAATTGTGCTTTTTGTATTAAAAAATCCGAACCAGTGTTTTTTTGATTATCACTGTTCGGATTTTTAATTTGATTTCTTACTTTTTCTATGACTTCTTTACTGAGTACATTAGCAAAACACGAATTATAAAGGTTTTGATGTGATTTATTTGCTATGACTTTATTTGTATCATTTATTACTTCATCTATAAAACCAAGTCTTACTGCTTTTTCTGCATCCATCCATGTTTCATGATCCATTAAAGATAATAAATCTTTTTGAGACATTCCTGTCTTAACTCTGTATGAATTTGAAATAGCGCTATTAGCTACTTTAAGAACTTCTGATTGATGATCCATAGCGTGATAGTCACCAGATGCACCACTAGAAACATTATGAATCATTAACATTCCGCTTGGAACAATTCGACTTTTTCCTAACATAGCGGGTAATGATGCTGCACTTCCTGCCATGCCTACAATATCTGTAGTAATATTCCCTTTGTATTGGCTCAGCAGATAATAAATTTCGTTTCCTGCAAACACGTCACCACCACCGCTATTTATTTCAACCGTGATATCCTGTCCATTAGCTTCATATAAAGCTTTGCTAACATCTTTAGGACTAACTGATTCAATTTCGAACCAATCATATATCCATTTTTCATCATTTGATACTATGGTTCCTTTGATATCAATCTTCGACATTTACATTATCTCCTTTCTGTGAAGATTCAGTAACTTGAGCAATGTCTAATCTTCTAATTGGTTTGTCCCCACCCTCAATTGGACCCCAGCTCATTATTTCACGCCATTCATTTATCAGCATTCCACCATTTTGTACAACTTCTTTATAAATCGATATTTTAGTGGTCATACTTGCAAAGGTTAAACTTGATGCTTCAAAAATAATTTTATTACCGAAACCACGTTCTCTTCTGCTGAACAATTTCCTTGTATACTCTCCTGACATTTGCATTGCCAATGGTTCAATTACTGCTTCATAATAACTTATCCACTCATTTTCACTATATGTTGACATTACTATTTTCTCATTAGTATTGAAGAATGCATACAATCTCAATTTAGTTCTGTCTGTTTGAGAAGCATTAGGAACATAATCTTTAGGTTCTATTCTAATCGCATCAGCTGTAGAACTTACTGCTGCTACTCCAATCGATTCGCTATCTATATTTAAATAGTTATCAGCAAATTCTTTAGCGTTTTTCTTTAAATCTTCTGGTCTGGTAGTGGTTGAAAATTTTAACAGCCATTGTATAACAGCTGAATTTTTAACCGCACTTATTAGTCCTTGATCTGTTGTATTTATAGTTTCCATTAGTGACGCCAACGCTCTGCCTGGACTCTCACCAAATATATCATTTTCGTGGAAGTCATCTCTTAAGTGAATAATTTCTGTATAAGGAAAGGTTGATATCTTTCCGTTAACAAAATAGAATTTAAGAAATAATTCATTGTTTATATATATTGCTTCTACCGCGCTGCAAGGAATGGGATACAATTCACATGGATAACCATAATCATCCTTAATAATTAATATAAAAGCGTTATTATTTAGCGATAATTGATTGGCAACTTTTTCTTGCATCATTTGACCAGTCATGTAAGGGTTTGGTTCTTCAAGCAGGAATCTAATATAAGCATCAGGATTTGTCTTAATCCCTGTTGTATCATTTCTTATATGTTTGGCTATTAACTTGCCTATAGCTTTCGTTTTAGGTCTAATACAAGCTCTCACTATATCTGAATGGTATAATCTTCCATCCCAAGAATAAAACCCATTTCCACGCTCTGTTACCATCTTATATCTTGATGTTTTTGTTGCATTTGACATTTTACTAAACGGCCACAATCTATCACCCCTTTCTAAATTAGATTTTCATACTCATTTAATTTTTCTTCTAGTATTACATAAGCATCTAGAAGCGCTGCCGTTCCATCTATTCTTTTGCGGGGATTAGATGTTTTTATAGGTTGGATATTATCGTTTTTATCTATATCAACCGATGTATTGCATAAGCACCACTTATCAATCGGATTATTGTTATATACTACAAGATTGTTTTCTAGGTCAGCTCCCAATGTTTTCATAGGACTTGACAACGTTTTTTTACCTTGTATTACCTGTATCATTGATTCTTTTCCAAAATAACTTTTCATTTCTTCCACCCAATATTCTGCTGACCATGCATCGTAACCAATCCAAGGGATGTAGATATCTTTTTCATTTTGTATTTCCAAGAACCATTCAGTTACATATTTAGGGTGATTTTTATTGCCTGGACAAGTTCTTATTAATCCTTGCTCTATCCAAATATCATAAGGTATCTTATCTTCTTGAACTCTTTTTTCTACCAAGTCCTCCGGTATCCAATACATTTGAAGCACATATACACGCTCATCGTTCGGAATTTTAAATATTACTTTGGCAGCCGTTAAATCTGTTGTAGATGATAAGTCCGTTCCACCAATTCCATATCTTGGTTTAAGTTTTGTTAAATCAAATAATTCAACATTGTTAGCCTGTTCAAATGTCAGCCATGCTTCTGCTGTAGTTTCTGGTATGTTAAAATCCTTGCAAAGAAGATTTTTAACTAGCCTTGGATTGGCAATAGCTTTTTTAACTTTATTTATTAATTGATCTAGTTTCTTTATTGTCCCAAGTCCAGGATTAGCTTTAATCCAAAATACTTCTTCTGTCCACTCTTTACGATTGTCAAGTTCATAAATAATTGGTAAAAAATGTTCGTCATGGTAACCATTTTCATCATCAAATCCATTAATTACTCTTTCTGCTTCATCATACTTAATATCATAAGTGTGTTCTCTTACAGTTCCGGCAGTTGTGGTAATAAATATTAAAGGTTCGTCCCTTGCTGTAGTGCCATCCACGATAACATCATATAAATTATCGTCAGTCCATGCGTGTATTTCATCCAATAAAGCACAATGAACATTTAGACCATCCAAACTATCAGAATCTCTTCCAAGAGGTCTAAAAAAAGAATCGTTAAAATCTGCTATCAATTCCGCTACTAAAGGTTTTATCCTTTTAAGCAGAACCGCCGACTTCTTAACCATTCTCTTTGCTTCTAACCATATAATCTTTGCTTGATCCTTCTTTGTTGCGCAAGCATATACTTCTGCTCCTGGTTCTCCGTCTGCTACCTGCATATAAAGTCCGATTGCCGATGCTAGAGTTGACTTGCCATTCTTTCGAGCTACGACAAGTAATACTTCTCTGTATTTACGAGTTCTATCAATTTTATGTACTATTCCGAATGTAGTAGCAACTAAAGCCTTCTGCCATAGTTCCATTATGAAAGGCTTTCCACCTAGTTTACCTTTTGAATGCTTGCAGAAATTTTCTACGAACTCTATCGCATGTTTCGCTTTAAACGGATCGTATTCCCATTCTGATTCATTATCATTTAAAAATCTAACCGTATGCCTATAAACTTTATATACTTTTTGACTTACAACCCACTTACCACGTTTTCTATTTTCTTCTATCCATTCCCAATATTCAAATATTGGATTGTAATTTGTTGGATATTCTATTTTTAGTTTCATGATTGATCTTTCTGGTTAACAAATTCTTCGAATCCATCATCTTCGGTTTGTGGTTTTCCTTGTGGCAGTAAGTCGGTTAGTTGTTTCATGATAGACATATAATTTTTTGATAGTTGTATATATATTTCTACTTCGCTACACTTTTTAACACCTTTTTGATTTTCACCATTCTGGTATTCTTCGGTATATCCTTTTTCGTTTATAATGACTCTTAATTGATAAAGTGATGCAGCCATAAAAGAAGCTTCGTCAATCAGTGAACTTACTGACTTTTTAGTCTTGCTTTCCATCTTTGAGTAAATTCCATCAAGTTTTGATTTTTCCGACTGTATGATCTCTTGTTTAGTCATATCTTCATAGCTTTTACTATTTGCCAATAAAACTCACCTTCTTTCATGGATACTACACCCCCTATAGAAAATCCTGTGTGTTAAATGTAGG